ATACGCTAGCAGGTTCGGCGAGGTCGATCTGGGCCGCGACGCTGTCCAGCACGGCGCCTTCACCAAGAGCCTGAAGGCTCGACCGGCAGGTCGGGTGAAGATGCTGCGTGAGCATAACCGCTCTGAACCCGTAGGGGTCTTCACCGATATCACCGAAGACGCCACGGGTCTTCACGTCAAAGGCCGGCTGATCCTCGACACGGTCAAGGGCAAAGAGACCTACACGCTCATGAAGGCAGGTGCCCTCGATACCATGTCGATTGGCTACCGGACCAAGGCTTCTCGCCTGGACAAGGTGAAGGGCATTCGCCTGCTAGACGAGGTCGATCTTCATGAGATCAGCATTGTGACATTCGGAATGCTGCCGACGGCAACCGTCACTTCCGTCAAATCAGAACCCACCACTCTTCGCGCCATCGCCGATGTCCTGAACGCGGCCAGCGCTTCATTGAAAGGCACTAAATGACCAACCTTGCACATTCCATGATCCTCGAAAACAAGTCCGAAGCTGCGAACGACAATGACCCGGCGATCGAGGTCAAGACCGCGGTTGAGGCGCTGACCACCGAAGTGAAGTCGAGCGAGAAAAAGCTCGGCGAACGCATTGACCAGATCGAGCAGAAGCTCAATCGTCCGAACCTGAACAAGGGCGCGAAAGAAGAGCCGACTGACGAGCAGAAGGCTTTCGGCTCGTATATTCGAAGCGGCGATAAGGCCGGTTCGGAAGAACTGAAGACGCTGACCGTCTCCAGCGACCCGCAGGGCGGCTATCTCGCGCCAGCGGAATTCGCGACCGAGTTCATTCGCAATCTGGTGCAGTTCTCGCCAATTCGCCAGTACGCGAGCGTGCGTTCCACCGCGTCGCCATCTGTCATCTATCCCGCTCGCACGAGCGTGACAAACGCTCTGTGGAAAGGCGAGACGCAGCCCCAGACCGGCAGCGAACCGGCATTCGGTCAGGCTGAAATCCCGGTCAACGAGCTCAACACCTATGTCGATGTTTCGAACCAGCTGCTCGCTGATTCCGCTGGCGTAGCTGAAGCGGAAGTTCGTCAGGCTCTCGCGGAAGACTTCGGCCAGAAGGAAGGATCCGCCTTTCTCATCGGCACCGGCTCGAACATGCCGATGGGTCTGCTGAAGGATCCGAACGTCGGCGTTGGCAAGACTGCGGCCTCCGCAACGGCCATCGCATCCGACGAGCTGATCGACCTCTACTTCTCGCTGCCAGCGCTCTATCGCCAGGCCGGCACTTGGGGGATGAACACGAAAACTCTCGCGGCAATCCGAAAGCTCAAGGATGGCCAGGGCAACTACCTGTACCAGGCGCCTGTGAACGTAGGCGAGCCTGCGTCTCTCATGGGTCGCCCTATCGCCGAGCTGCTGGAGATGGATGACATCGCCACCGGCAAGGATTCTGTCGTCTTCGGTGACTTCTCGGGCTACCGGATCGTCGACCGCATCAGCTTGTCCATCCTGGTCAACCCGTACCTGAAGGCGACCGAGGGTATCACGCGCTTCCACGCAACGCGTCGTGTCGGCGGCGCGGTCCTGCAGCCGGCAAAGTTCAAGAAGCTTCGCCAAGCGTAATTGTCGCAATAATTGCGACACTTTTCGGGCTGCCTTCGGGCGGCCCTTTCCAATCCTAGGAGACACACATGCGCGATCTCGCATCCAATATCGGCGTCGTTCAATCGATTCCCCCGGCCGTGCTCACGGCAACCACCACCGGCTCTACAGTTGACACGCTCGGCTTCAACGCTCTTGCCTTCATCATCTCGACGGGCGCAATCGCCGGCGCGGGCAACTTCGCACCGAAGCTGACCGAGAGTGACGACAACGTCACCTATAACGCCGGCCAGCCGCAGCCGCGTAGCGCAAGGAGACCCCGATGGCGATGATTCCTTGCTGGATTAATGACGGCTCCGTCATCGATGATCCGTTCGGATATGGCGAGCGGGCGGTCGCTTGGCTGCGGCGACTGAAGCATCCGAAGAACCCGGCACCGGGACACGCCTTCCAGCTAGATGAGTGGCAGGAACGCGTAATCCGGAAGATTTATGGGCCGCGCCATCTCGCCGATGCGTTCGACGACAGCGGCCTTCGCGTTGCCCGCAAAGGCGACAGGATCGTTCGCCGTGTCTGTCTGCTATTGCCTCGCGGCGGCCGCAAAACCAGCCTCTGCGCTGCGCTCATGTTGCTCCAGACCATCGGCCCGGAAGCGTTGCCGGGCGACTTGGTGGTCTCGGCCGCGTCTGCGCACGAACAGGCCATGGAGCTCTATAACGAAGCCAAGCTGATTGTGTCATACGACGCGCGGCTTCGGAAGCACATGAAGGTGCTGCAGAGTAAGAGCCTCATTGAGTGCAAAGAGAAGTCGACAAACTATAAGGCCCTCGCTGCTGACGGCGCCGTGCAACACGGCAAGACGCCGCGCCTGGTCATCGCCGACGAGCTGCACGTCTGGAAAGGCCTTGGCGGCCGCGACTTATGGGCCGCTCTCGACTCTGCTCTGGTAAAGACGCCTGACACGTTGATGGTTGTCGCGTCGACTGCCGGACGAGGTCAGGACAATCTGGCGTGGGATTATGTCAGCTATGCCATGAAAGTGCAGAAGGGCGAGATTAACGACCCGGCCATCCTGCCTGTTATCTTCGCAGCTGAGGAGAAGGACGATTGGGAGGATCCAGAGCTTTGGAAGCTGGTCAATCCCGGCATGAAGTTCGGATATCCTGATCTTCCCGGCTTCATGGACAAGGCCGCGAAGGCCAAGCACTCGCCTTCTGATCTAGATAACTTTAAGCAGTTCAACCTGAATATATGGGCCGATAAGTCGAATTCTCCCTTCGTTGACATGAGTGTTTATGACGCCGGCGCCGACGAGATTGACCTTGCGGAATTGCGAGGCCAGCCTTGTTGGCTCGGCGTCGACATGTCATCGCATGGTGACTTGACAGTTGCGGTCGCGGCCTGGCCTCTGGAGAATGGCGGCTTTGCCATCCATCCTTGGTTTTTCTGTCCGCAGGATAACCTCAGAGAACGGCAGGAGAAATCTGACGCACCATATATCAAGTGGGCCGCGGAGGGCCTAATCACTGCCACGGAGGGCGATGTCGTCGACCACCGCGCCGTCGAAGATGCCATCCGCGATATCTGCGACGAGTTCGACGTGCAGGAAATCGCGTTCGACCCGGCGCTCGCTCAGGTGATCATGCAGAACCTGCAGGACGACGGATTACCGGCCATCCCCATGCGGCAGGGCAGCCTCACCATGATGCCGGCTATAGCATCGCTCGAGCTTGCCATTCTCGGCCGTAGGCTTCGCCACGGCGGCCATCCTGTTTTGCGTTTCTGCGTCGCGAATTGCGAAGTCGAAACCAATTCTCACGGCCACAAGATACGACTCAAGAAGAGCAAGAAGTGGCTTTCCATCGACGGCGCCGTGGCGGCCTGCATGGCGGTCCAGCGCGCGTCTCTCGGCGGAGCGGCAGCCACCGGCAGCGTCTTCGATACTGATGATTGGCGAGAGGCCTTCTCGGCTTTCGCCTAACCTGTCTCAAAGGAAAATAAATGACCCATGAACCGACCGCGCCGCGGCCCGGAGCGATTCCGCATGCGTAATTTCGACAGCCTATATCACTTCGCCGAAAATGGATGGACAGCCGAGGCGCAAAGCCACGGTGATCCAGTTTTTCGGCACCCTGCTCACGTCGTTCTTCATCAACACCTTGGGCTTTAGCGCGGCGGCAGCCGGGATAGCGTCAAGTATCACCACCGCAATATCTGCCGGGGGCGGCTACATGGAGTTTCGCAGATGAGCGCAGTCAATATTGCCGTCATGCACGACCGAGTCCTGATGCTGACCGACACGAAAGGCACGCTGGGCGAAATCCAATATCAAGCAAATAAGGTCGCGACCCTTCCGCACTCGCGGCTATCCAATTGGCTCACTCGGCGATATGGCTGGTATTGCCTCCAGGCACCGGCCTCAGGAAGAGAAGGTAGCGATGCAGGCGATTACTGCGGCCAATGCCGATCGCGCGGCAAGGCTGGCGGTCATGA